TCTCCCATGTGCCTTCAGCTCTTTCTAATTTTGCAATGACAGTATTTACATTGTCAGTTAACACTTTCATATCTCTATTGATATTTTCTATGCTCATAGTTTGTAATTTTTCTATCTCTGCTTTGTTTCCATTGATAGTATCTGTAAGATTAACCACATACTTAACACCTGTGAATGTTCCAACTAAAACTGAAGCTACCACAGGTACCATGACTATGTTTTTTTTAAGTAAGTCTGCTAAATTCATTTTTTTTTCTTCCTTGGTTTAAAAAGATTATCTATGAAGTAACATCCCTTGTCTAGTACACCAAAAAATTTATATATTAGTTTATCAATCATTTTTCTTTTTTTTCCATTTCATAGAACATTTTATCGCTGTCTTCTGTAACCATATCGTTATCCTCCGCGTCCCAATATGTAGTTTGGACTTTGTAATCAGGCCAGCTGTTATCAGTAGTGTAGCTATTAATGTGCCACAAAAGACGATTATTAGGCTGAGCTGCAAAATTCCCGTTATTAAGAGCCAATATATGCGCACACTTGTGTTCTTGAGGTATTTCAGAATGTTCAACATCCAAAATATTGACGTCTGGGTGAGCCCAATCAATCGTAAATAAATATTTTCCATGATAGAATTTTTTATCTAGACCTAGAAATTTTCCGCTTACACCATCCAACCAATCAAAGCAAGTAACACTAGGCCAGTAACTAAAACTGTTCCACAGTTCCAACTCGTGCGTCTGCATATCCGGCACATTGGCTCTATCATAATGTTTTTGGAAAAACGCTGAGATAGGCAAACGCCAATAGCACGCACCATTGGGTAACATGATGTTAAATAGGAGAGCCCTCCCCGAAATAGATGTAACAGCGAAGATAACACATTCTTCACTTTCTCCGTGATGTTCTTTGAGATCATACAGATACTCCTTTCTTAATTTACAATATATTGGAGGAATGTTTGCGTTCAGATATGCCATTTTTATATTTTTCTCTCCAATAGTTTTTTCTTTCTAATATTCTTATTCTTTTGTCGAGTATATCATATCCTAGAAATTTTCTAATAATCTGCGTTAACATTTCCATCTTCGTCTCGCTTGTCTTAATCTTGAATTAGGATCTTTTGCAGCCTTTGGAAATTTTTTCATTTGTCCTGCACTACGAGCACAAAACGATTTACGCCTCTTAGCAGCTTTAGATCCTGGTTTTACTTTTCCTGTTACTGCGGTGCTTAATTTAGATCCAGGGTTTGCTCTTCTATAGGCAGCAACGCCAGCAGCAGTCATACCAGCACCTTTTTCTGTTGGTCTAAAATTTTTTTTATTTCGAGCAGGCATATTATCTCCACCCCTTTTTAATTTTAATATGCCACCTTTCTTTTTTCTTCTTTTAGTTATTGATCGTATTAATTCATTGAAAGATGGACCATACCCATGGGTTTTCATTAAATCCTCTCTTAAAGATTCTGCTGAACCTTGACTACCCATCTTATTTATATGATATGTATTAGGACCTCTTGTTCTTATTTTTACAGGTTTAAAAGAACTGCCTTTTTGAGATTGAGCTTTAGTTGGTATAACTTTAGTATCTCTTGCACCAGCTCGTACATTATAAGGTTTTAAACTTTTACCTACCTTATGACCTCGAGCTGTTTCGTAGTTTTTTCTTGTAGTCTTTGTATATTTTTTTTTCTTAAGCTTTTTAGCTAGATCTTTAATCTTGGTTCCAACAAACTTAGAACCTGCAATACCTAGCTTAAGCTTACTCATCTTACGTATGTGTAATTGTAACTGAAGAATTAGCTATAACAGCTACAATACCATCTTTAAACAAAACACCTGATCCGGGCATGTAGATATCAATTCCTTCTTCACCGAAAACATATTTTAATTTTAAGTTTGCTGATGCTACAGCACCTGTAGTAGCGCAATCATGAAACTCAACTTGACCACTTGCATGTCCCTTAGCTTGTACACTAGTAATTCTTCCTCTACCTGTGATCATGACATGAGTACCACTTGCTTTGTGTACCGACAGTTGATCTGATGTAAAACTTCCTCCACCTGACATAATTTTCTCCTATTGTTTGTGGCTCCCGAAAGAGCCACTAATTTTATTTATTAAAACTGTTGAATGTTTATAATAAATCTAAAGTTACCATTAGCTGATGCATTTACAGTGTTTGTAATTTGCAAGAAAATATTTCTTGCTGCACCAGAAACGTTAGCCGCTGGAGATGCTGCAGGTGATGCATCACTTCCAGTTGTATTAATTAATGTTAAGTTGTAACCAGATCCTGCAGGAACAGTAGTTCCACCATCAAGAATTTGATCTGTGATAGCAGTCACTAATTGTGCTCCGCCTGTTGCAGTTCCAACTTTAAAACCAATGTCACCAGCTCCAGTTAAAGTTGGTGCGGAAGTACAAACAATATCAATAGAAGTAATAATTGAATTATTTGGCTGAGAGAATTGTACCTCAGTAGTTCCCGCTGTTGATGCTACAACTACGTCTGCAGTTCCTTGTGCAACAAGTTTTGTACCTGTGTAAACACCTGTTGAACTAATTGCGAATACATTTGTAAAAGCACCTGTAGATGCGTTTTTCGTTGCTCCAATAAAACCGTTCTCCGATCGTACCGGTCCCGAAAATGTTGTGTTAGCCATAATTTTCTCCTTTGTATAGCGTTAGTTATGTCGTCTCTATACCGTCTGCCTAGCCAGTCGACATAATAAATTTATTCTAGGTGTTTATATTATACATAAAAAAAGGGGCGATGTAAAACACCGCCCCTAATATTTAACTTTTAACAGTAGTTATTAACTAGTTGGTAGATTTCCGTTACCAAAAATACATCTTGGATCAGAAAATCCAAAAGAGTATCTTTCTCTAGCTTTAAATCTCATGTTACCAGTATCGAAGTCACCTTCCATTGCAGTTTTGATTGGTGATCTAACAAACATTTTTAGTCCATTAGGCACATCAGTTAACAAGAAGTATGAATCTGTGTCAGTTAAAAAGTTATTAACTCTGTAACCTTCAGGTACCATACCCATGTTATTAATTGCATTGATGTCATTGTCGGCAGTTCCAACTCTCATTGGCGACTTCATGATTCTCTCAGCAGTAAATTGTAATTCTTTTGGAATTATCATTTTTCTACCAGAAGAAGCAATTTTTAAGCCTCTTTCATCGACAAATCCAGCAATGTCAATTAATGACTGCTCGAGTGAAGTTTCGTTAAGATCTGCAGCAACAGAAAGAACGTTTGAGAAAGTTCCACCAGTTGCAAGTGGGTGAGCGTTTCCGATTAGGGATTCACCGTCTCCACCTGTTACAGTAGTTACTTGCGCATTGTTCAAAACATTTGCAGCTTTAACTTGCTTCGTGTTTGCCATAGATCTTGCAAGAGCTCTTGTGTATCTGCCCGCAAGTCTATCGTATAGGTTGTCTTCGATTGCTTCTTCAGTGATAGCAAATGCTAAAGCTATTGTTTCGTGGTTGTATCTAGCTGTGAAAGTTTCACCTGCTTGATCGAACACTACTCCAGCACCTTCTTGTTTAGTTGGTGCAGAAGCGAAACCGCTTAACATTACTTCTTCTTCAAAAGCTCTGTCAGA